CTCTGCGCGGAGAAGAGCATCTTCATCTTCTGCAAGACCGCCAGCAAGTTCTTTGTCTAGCTCGTTGGCAGGCTGAGGCTTCATCTGCTCGAGGCTCTGAGGCTGGTCTGCTAGGTCTTCAGGGAGGTCAGCTTTAGCATCAGGGTCAATGCCGTGCTTAAGTAGGTAGTCACGGTCAAGTTTGATGCCTGTAGCCAAACTACCGTTCTTGGGGTCAATCTCTAGGATTGTGTTGGGCCCGATGCCATACTCTTCGTAGCCCTTACCGACAAGTAGTCGAATATTATTAATTTGTCCTTTTTTGGTTGCGGTACCACCAGCAGAGCGACCCTCTATTTGAACAATTGTGCCATCTGGAAGCTCTAGGTCTGCGACAACTTTTGCACCGTAGGGAACCCAGCGTCCGTTATCATCACGTGGTTGGAGGCGTGCTCTAGCACTTTTTGCTAGACGAGAATTGCCGTCTGAGAGCAGCGGTTCAAAAATTTCGGACATCAAACATCCCTTATACGAGTATTAGCAAGCTATTTAAAATTTTACCCTACTTAGGACGTACCCGAGTGGGGTCTTAGAGTAGCTCTGGCGTAATCCCAGTGATGTTTGCAATACGAGAGTAGATAAGTTCTTTTGTCTCGTCAGCAACTTCGCCCGATGCAAGCAATGCTTTCAGCCGTGTGGTGGCATGAACTAGCTTGAGAGTGTCATCGGTTGGAGTTAGGGAAGCAACAATCACTGAGCCAGCTGAAGGAGAAAGTTCGGGAGAACCAGCAATCCATGCAGCTGCTGCAACAGGGTCCAACGTAGGGTTGTCTGGGTGGCCCGAGGGGAGCATCGAAGTGTACCGCTGAGTGTATTCGTTGGCGTCACCTAGACCGCAAGCATAGTTTGCGTACTCCTGAAGGTCCCAGAGGATAGCGTTTGGAAGTTCTGCCTTGTCCATGTAAGAGTTGTAGTATTCGTACGCTGAGGCGGCAACTGACTCGAGGTTCTCTGCTGCAAGTTGGCGAGATTCTCCAACTAGCTCGTTTACGTCAGAGAGAATGTTTTCAATTGCATATTCAGAGATGAAAGTTTTCCACTCACTCATTAAATTTCCTCTTTCGGAAGTAGGTCAGCATCTGGGCTGTCATACAGCTGAGTAGCTAGCAGAGATGCTCTTTCAAACGGATTCTCTCCCGCTTTAACGCCTCTCACCCAAGCTGCTCTAATACTAGGAATTATATCATAGCCAAGTCCCGAGTACTCAGCGAACGAGTGAATGGCGTGCTCTACAGACACATAATCGTCCTGTGCAAGGAGCTTCACTTCGAGCTGAGAGTCAAGGTATGAGTCAAAAGCTGAAGCAGTTAACGCCGCCGAATCTTTTTTAGAAGACTTAGGGTGACTACTGGGAAGGAGGTCGTTATCAGTGACATACTTGCTGTTCTTAGGCTTTCCAGTTCTGAGTAGGTGAAGGAAGGCGTTGACCCTCGCCATCGCCCAGGAGTTACGATTTTGGTCGGGACGGTGAGAAGTAGAAAAAGCACCAGCACCCCTGCGATAAACCGCCTTAAGTGTTTTAACACTGGTTTTCTTGGACGCTGTGTCTCCGTGCTTTTCGTTGTGCTCATCGGCCTTCTTTTTCAGTGACTCCTCTACTTTTTTACTGAAAGTGATTGACTTACCACCAGCAGCTGACCCCTTAGCATTTTTGCTAGACCCTTTAACTTGGTCTTTCTTGGGAGCAGGCTTAGACCCAGCAGTTGCAGCAATTGCAGCGTCTCCCGCTGGGACGCAGTTGGGTACCATCTTTCCATCTTTTTCCTTCATTCCCACTTGGACGTAGCCCTCCCAGCAGGGGTCTCCCGCTGCGGCCTCACCCTCATGAGCATCGTCACGCATTAGCGTGCCGTCTGGCATGTAGTGGTAGCCCTCTGGGGCTTCTTTCTTTTCGCCATCAAGGTTTTCTGCGGGAGCCGCGTGGCCGCCCGTAGCCATAATGACTTTTTCTAGGTACTCAGACATTTAGCGAACTCCTAGGAATGCCTTAATCTGCCATCTCCACTTTTTGTGCATGTCTTCCCGCTGAGCGAGGAAGTCCATGAGACCAAACTCGCGGCACTTCTCTGCAATCTCGCCAGCTTCATGCAAGCAAGCAATCATCGTGTCATTGACGCGAAGTGCTGACTGAAGCATGAACTGAACAGAAGAACCATCGTGACGCTCTTCCTTAATTGTTGAAAGGTCTAGGTAGTCCTGTAGCAAGTACGGAGCAGGGTAGCCAACCTTAAGAATGTTTTCTGCTAGAGCATCGACAGAACTCTCAACGTCTTCGTAGAGCATCCCGAAGAACTCGTGGTACTCGCCGAAGTCTGGGCCAAGTACGTTCCAGTGGTATCCCTGAAAGATAAATCTGGTTGTGATGGTGTCAGCTAGTAGTTGGGCTAGCTTCGAGCCTAGCTCTGGATTGGGGTGGTGCATTCTTACGCCTCAGGTTCTGCTAGTGGTGGTACTGGAGGTTCGAGAGTTTGGTCGGCGGACTCATTCTCGGCTGGCTCTTCTTCAGCTACTGGCTCTCCCTGAAGGAGCTGGTCAATTTCTGGTGGGATTGGAGCACCAGTTGCTTGACTTGCATCACTTCTAATCTTGTCCATAACTTCTGGGGCAACAGAGCCAAGCATTGCCTCGGTAAGTTCTGGAGTAACCATACCCTTCTGCATTACTAGTCTTAGGGCTAGTTCCTCTGGGCTTGGTGCATCCGCCTCGGAGAATCCGTGAGCACGACGCCATGCATCAAAAGATACTGCCATCTTGTCAAAGCCCATGTCTGCATCTGCAGCGCGGTCATTGCGAGTAGCAACCAGAGATGGGTCGTACCAGATGCAAACGTTCTTAACTTCTTCTTCTGTGTATCCGTTTGCAACTAGGTATGGACGCAGATACATAACTGTAAAAGCATCAACGATGAGCAACATGAGTGGCTCGATGTGAGCCTTGTACAGAGCCTCGTCAATTTGCAGCGCGTTAGAGTACTTAACGTTTGCCAGACCAGTGACTACATCCTTAGGGACGTCAAGTCCCTGCATGATGCGCTCTAGTACGCGGTCTGCACGCTGTGCCAAGGCGGGGTCGAAAGAACGCTCAAACTTAAACTGCTTGATGCGGTCGCCAAGCTCTGCAGGTCCACGGATAATAAGTGGTACAACAGCAGATGCAGAATCCTCATCCTTAATCGGAGTGGTCATTGCATCGATTAGCTGGTCTTCAAACTCATCCGCTGCTTCCTCAGCTGTGTAAGTTTCGTTGTAATTGCCATCTTCATCGTAAGGATAATCAGGATCAGGACCAGCGGCAACAGAAAGACCGTCAGGGAGATATAGAGCGCCAGCATTGAGGCGAGAGCGAGCAGTCGCACGGAATGTCCTATTCAAAAGTAGAAGCTCGGCACAAAGATCTAGTAGGCCGCGCAAGCTTGAGTCAGCCTCTTGGGTGTAGCGAGGGTGTGAACGCCAGATGCGTCCAACAAAAGCAGAACGAGGAAGCATGATAGCTTCCTTATTTCCTTGGCTCATGATTGACGATGTTCCGCCACCAATATCACGTCGCGGGTTGATGATGTAGTTACCTTTAGAGTCAACCTGCAACTCATCTACAGAACGCATGTCCCAAGTCTCGGGGAGCTGAGAGCCTACCCTCTCTGGGAGCTGTACTAGGTAACACTCGCCAGTGACCTGTAGGTTTAGAGCCGCATCCTTAAGAAGACCTGGCTGCCCGCCGTAAGCAGAGCTTAGACGGTCTAGTGCACGATGCGCAGCAGCTTTCAGACGTCCGTCAATAGAGTCAATGTCTTGGATGGGAGCAGGAGCCTCGCTAGGGTTGTCAATCGCGGCAACGTAAAGTCGGATACGAGAGACAACAGACGCAACTAGGTTGAAAGCGTACTTGATTTCACCAATTGAGTCGTAATACTCCCAAGCTTCGGTCTGCCAAGCGGTAGATGCTGACTGCCGACGAGCTTTAAAGAGCTCTGCTTCAGTCTTGTCGTCTAGTTTTACCTGAGCAGCGGCTGCAGTGAGTGGCCGAGGAGTGTTAAACACCTGTGGTTCAGCATAAACAACTCCAAAAGAGTCAACAGAGACGCCAGGAGCTACTCGAGTGGCAGTTTTAGGTGCTGAAGCACGTACACCCCTACGAGATTCGCTTGGTTTCTCGTTTTCTTTCTTGAAAATAGCCAAAAGTGGCTCCTACCTGTCTTATCGCTCAATCAGAGCTGAAAGTAGCCCGATTACAGCAGAAATAGCCAATACTAATGATACCACAAACGTGAATTGGGGTAAAATCGAGGCTCCAATTACGAAAAGTAGTGAAACCCAGAACCCAGTGCACCAATTACAAGTGATTAGGTACCCGATTTTAGTCATCGGGGAGTATTTTGACCAAATCCAGTTGCGAAAACCATCAGCAATCGCGTCTGTAGTGATCAAATGCGTCATTCTGTATGCTCCAAGAGCCAAAACGACAAAAGTTACTGCTGTTATTTCCATTTAGTCCTCCATAGAAGCTAAAGTTTTGTACGGATTCCATCCGCGCAGTCTAGAACCACAGCCGCAGCCGCGATCTTTCTTAAATGCTAGCATCTTTCCCGACGAAGTGACAACAAAAGAGTCTTCATCAGCCTTTTTCGACGGGATGAACGTCGAATATGCTTCCCGAAAGACGATTTGGGGCCCGTCTGGCCCATCTTTCGCCACCATGATGTGCTCATCAGTAATAATCACCCTTGTAATTTCTAAATATGTGGTCCCCGGAGTGGGTTCAAAACTCCGAAGAGTCGCGACATCGTCAATTTTTCCAGCGGCTATAGCCACCAGATGACAGGGGAACCTGTCTAAAAGTATCTTGGACACTATCTTACCCTAAAAATCCGTCCGCCAGGGCGTGTATTTGGATTTGTGACACCTAATTTTCTATCTGCATAGCTTTTTGCGCGAATTTTCCCGCCCGAAAAACCTGGAGGAGGCTTGATTAGCAGTGCAGTTAGTGCGTGAACTAGTGCATCGACGCGGTCTGGTGATTTTCCTTCGCCTGGAATCCAAGAATACATCTGAGATTCGAGGTCTTGGTGATACCCAACGTGGTGGACGCGCCCCTGTTCGTATGCAAGGACTGTAGGCTCTGCTCGAAGCTGCTTTCCGTACTTGGAATGGACCTCTAGAACCTTGATCGTCGGGTCTATCGAGAGAATAGCGTTTTTAACAAGTGCGCCT